GATTTTGATTAGCCAATTGACTTTGCTAGAAAATACAGTAATTTAGGGGGCTTATTTCATCACCCCCGATGAAGTTCAGGCCAGAATCCACAATCTGGCCTTTTTTTACGCGACGTTCCTCATACGGGTGACAAGCCGATCAGCCCGATTCGTGACTTGTCTGTACCACTTGGAGTCAACCATCTCGTCTGCGGCGGCATTCCAATCACGCGCATCTACACCACGCTTCATGCCTTTGAACTGGCTGAGACGAGGGCGGCCCATGTTGAACATCATGTTAGCGATAATCAGTTGAGCTTCTTCCGGCAGGTCAAACCAGTCGTCATAGAGCTTCTTGCACTCGTCGAGTGTTACTTGAACGTCTTTCTCAAACACCTCGATAACGCGCTCCTCAGAGACAGCAGTGCCTACTTCTTGCCCGTGTTCTGGGTCATCCTTTGTAACTAGGTGACCAATACCGAACGTAGGAAGACCGAGATGATCTAAGTAAATTTCATACTTACAGCCTTCGTCGTATTCTAGTTCCATGCGGAGTTGATCGAGATTCATCATTTCTTACCCTTTTTCATGTTCATAATCTTGTCGGCCCCGCGTATTCCAAAACTTGAAGTGACCGCAATGAAAAGTAAATACTGATACCATTCAGGAAGGGTATTTAACGTATCAAACGCCATGTCCAGACGAGTAATTACCTCTGGATTATCCATCGCCACACTGTACGCCACAGCAAGCAACGGCATTGCGAGAATGACTGAGAAAAACTCATCTTTCCAAGAATCCTTTGTGGCATCAGCCATCTTTGCTTCCCAGTCAGCATCGTTCTGGATAGCAGTAATCTTACGCTCTTGTATGGCCTTTTTTTCTTCGGCCTTGCCCTTGATAAAATCTTTGCCTAGCTCAAGTGCTGGCCCTAGTAACATCTGCAACATGACGTTTCTCCTTTGTCTTTCTGCCACACTTATCGCATTTAACGTGTGGGCGCAGAATCAATTTAGACCCGCAGTCTGTGTGGTACATCCCTTCCTTGAAGACGTACTCACAAAGTTTCATTAGTCGGCTTTTTTGCTTTGGTAAGCACTCGCGCCGAAGAAACTAGCGACAAGGGCAGACACGGCTATGAAATACGTCCCTGCAATGTCAGTGATAAGACTAGCCGCTTTATCGAGTCCAACGAGGCTACATACAAAAATACCACTGGGATACAGCAGTAGGCCAAATAACGCAAACCACGCCATCTTGCGGATCGAATCACGCTGTGCGTCTTCATCTTCCATCTTACGACGGCGATCCTCAAGTTCAATAAGAGCAAGCTCATTTTGATCGATAACGCCATTTTGATCCTTATCGTACTTGTCGAGTAATTCACTCATCAGTTTCTCTCCAACAGAATATCAAATGCGGCAGTCAAACGAGCATTGTTGGAACGCACACTAGCTCGTACATCAATATCAGATTTTTCTGGTATTCGTAGAGGTATACCGAACTCATACATATAATGGCCGCCAGCACCAGAAAATTCAAAAGAATGACCTACGCGAAAAGAGGCTTCACCGAAATACCGAACGTACATATCGCCAGTTGCATCAGCACCAGACTGACAGCTAGCCGCGCCTTTCATTATGTACGCTGTGTATCCAGCCGGAACAGTGTAAATCGCGGCATGAGATACAGCCTTGCCAGCAGTGATCCGCATAACAGTCACACCGCCTTTTTGAACATTTATGTCAGCTACATTTATTGCTGATCCGTTTGTAATAAAGGCTTCTACTACACGAATGAATGAACTGGTAGTAGCTGTCGCTTCAGCACTGGAAACAGTCACAACCTCCTGAATTAGGTCATAGGATGCGTTCAAACCGATAATCCGTATCGTTTTACCATTATCAGACGCATTGACAGCCGGTACAGACAGCGTTCCAGCAGAAGTAAAGGATGACCAAGGGTAGGCTGTGTCGTTTACGTCCCAGATTGTTCCGGTACTATTCTGACTCATTGCAGGGACAGCACCGAACTTGTGGACGTGCGAAAGACCTTGATAATGATTTGCCGCAACGCCTAATAGTCCATGCGGTAAACGGATAATGTCCTGAATCATACTCATAAGTTACTTACCTTTAAGGCTAATAAGCCACAGTAATAGGGCCACGGCCCCGCCCACAGCACCGAGAACAGCAATGCCAACAGCACCATACAAAAATCCATTCTGTATGGCTTTTTTACGAGCCAGTGCTTTAGCTTCTGCACGTTTCTTTTCGTTCTCCCGCATTTGCTTACGGTTAGCTATGAACTTCTGGTAGTCATCCCACAGTCCTGCCCGACCGTTATAGATAAACATTTGCTTAATTTCAGCTTCTTTCTTACGAATATCTTCCAAGGCAAAAAAAGCATCCATGTCGCCATCTTTAGCTTTCTTTTCTATTTCGCCTTTAGCATCAGCGAGTTTAGTAAGTTGCGGCCCCATCTCACCAACAGATTGAATGTGACCTGCAAACTCTTTGATTGCGCCGATAGCCTCGTTTGCGATCTTGATAGCGGCTATGGCTTCAAAGATCATGGCTACGTCTTAGCGAGAAGGGAAATGAGGAGCATGATGGTTGCACCTGCTGTGCCGATCATTATGGCTTCGATTCGTTTGATTCTTAGAATTGTCTCAGTCCAACGCTCAGTGCAGACAGCCTCATGCTTGGCAAACTCTGATGCAAGCTCATCAATTCTTTCATGTGCTGAAGCTACTGTACGCTTATCCACGTTGAACCTCCTTTAAAGTCAACGAATTATATCAGACGTTTGGTTTTTTAGGCCAATCCTCTACTGCTAACCGAGGCCAGTTTGGATGATCGGGAAGATCACGCAAAGCCTGACGATAGCCAACATACGCATAGCGAGTCTGCTGATTTACATCAGAGAGTTGCGTCCAATCTGATTGCTCTAGCAGATAATCTCTATTGACGCGATTTATCTCTGCTGTTGACTCATCTGGCAAGTCATCACGCGCAGGAGTTGGGGGGTATTGTCCTTCTTCAATCATATAATCACCATGAAGTATTCATTCGATATGCACTTGCAACGCACCTTGGGAAGTATACGTCACTACCAATACTGCTAGTAAAAGTGAACAATCTCATATTCGTTGGAAGATTAGTATAGTCATGTACTCGCCCATGAAAGTATCCTTGAATTGGCCTACCTTTGTCTGGACATATCGGCCCTACTACTTGTCCACGATAGGCACAATTGCCAACCTCTAGTCGCAATTCCATTCTTACAACAACACTGTGTAATGTGCTAGGGAAAGTCGGATTTGTTCCAGAAAAGAATCTTTGCGCTGTGGCAGAGCTTTCAGTAGAGTTATAAGTCCAATTAAAACCATTATGCCAAGAGATAGTAAAAAAAGTCGTAGGCAAGGCAGTGCCTTGATTCATCATCTGGAAGCTTGGGCTAGCATTTTGTGTATTTAGACTAGTTGTGCCATCAACTGTTGCTTGGGTATAGCATATATAAATCATATATGTCCCTTCCGTAACAGTGCCAGACTCTACATATTCATTCCAAGAGATGATGTGTTCTGTTTCATATTCGCTTGATGTATCACTAACTTCTAGCAGTTGTACCCAATCAAATCCTGAACCAGTAAAGATCGCCATTACAAATCAATCCCCACGATGCTGATATAATTAGCAACATCAAATGCTGTACCGCCAAAAAGAGAAAGAGTTACCTTTCTGACTTCAACAACAGAACCATTGGCTCCTCCAATCCTTACAGCCCCGTAAATCATAGTTTCGTACCCAGTGGTTGTTGAATTGTACGATCCGCGAAACATGACGTTCGTGTTGTATCCAGATAGATTTGTTACCTCGATAAACCAATTTGAGTGGTAACTTGGTGAATTATCAATTTGAAAGCCGCCTAAGAATACAGAATTTAAGTTGTTAAGTGATGAAGAATGCCCCCGAGTTGATCCGCCTCGATGAGTCCTGTAATTTCCCGTCCAACGTAACTGGTTGTTGCTAGCATCATAAAAATCCATGATTGGGTCTATTGTCCCAGTTGAGCTTGATGGGTAACACTGAAACTCAATTCTCGTAACCCTGTCTCCAGATGGAATATCTACATTAAATTCTGTCGTAGTCGGACTGCTTGTAGTAACGCTTTGTCTAGCATTATAGTCAAACCCCTCTCTGACAAGATTGAAAGCCATCAGTTTACGCCCTCAAAAACTTGGCCTTCCACCCAATGCTTAACATTTGCCTTTGCAAATTGACCATTATTGTTAAAGCCAATCAACATCCCCAAAGGTTCTTCATCTGCCGATGAGCGATAGGATATAGTGCCGCCGCCATGAGAAATACGTCTTGTCCCAGAACTGGTTATGTAACTATCTTCGGAAAAGAAAGCGGGCTGAAAAAAATGATCGTAACTGGTTCTGATGACTGTTAAATCCAAAAAATCAGTAGGATAAGTTGTAGTAGCATTGTGATAAAAAGAGGAAACGTAATGAAATTCCTGATTTAACGCAGTGCCACTTGTATAATAAGTATGAGTATCAGTAGGAGCCTCATCAACATTATGCGCCTTAATATACATTCGGGTTGCCGCATCATTTGTATTGGCGGCATTGAAGAATCTGATGTATGGCGTTCCCAGTGTATTGGCCTTCATCTTATAGTTGACTCTGATCCGATTGACATAAGGCTCTAAATTTATCAAAAAAAACGCAACGTCTGATGTGGTTATAGTCTGAACGACTTGCTGACCATTTGCACCGTATGTAGTTGCCATTATTCAAACCCCTTCAGTCGAGTGACTTCTGCCTTCAAATCGTCAATCTGAGTCTGCTGTTCTTTAATCGCTTCGATGAGTAGGCCGACCATGTTTGCGTAGGCGACTGACTTAATACCATCCTCGCCGTCTTTGACCACTTCTGGCAGGACTTTCTCTACTTCTTGAGCGATTACCCCTGCATGGCGTGTATCGTCATCAGTATCAGTTCTGTTGAAGGTTACACCACGAATAGCTTGTACTTTCTCAAGCGCACCATCAATCTGTTCGATGTTGTCTTTGATGCGCTCGTCAGAGTTGACTGTCAATTCGCCAGTTAAAGTAGCGTTGCCATTACTGGCAAGTGTAAATACGTCAGCACTACCGTCCCAAGAATAGAATCTTAATTCACCACTCGTAGTCGTGCCTGTACGCATCTGCCATTTAAGCGATCCCGCAGTAGCAAGACGAATGTGAGATTGAATAGCGGCATCAACATACAAACCTGTGTAGGCCGCCCCACTAGCGGAGTTAGTATTCTTAATATGTAACCCTGAATATGGCTCTGCTGATAAATTTGTGTGAGCAATTTCGACAGGGTTATATAGCTTAGTTCTTTCTCCGGCATTGGCGGCAAATGTTGCAAATGTTCTGTTGTCCGAATTATTCCAAAATTGGAACCTTCCACCACCGTCAGTATTCCCACTTGCGTTAGATATAAGCCAAAGTTCTTTTCCGTTTGTGCCATTTGAGTCTAGTTTTATCGCAGGGCCACCAGTAGACGTAGAGCTTATAATCGGCCCATAACTGCCAGTGCTTCCGCCACTGAATGTAAATTGGCCTGAGCCTGTGGTTATTGCGCCGTTACTGCTATTGTTTAGTTTTAATGGGCTAGCCTCTATTGATAATGAGTTGTATGCATCCCCTCCATAGCTGTCAATATAAGCGTTTGACGCATCCGCTTGGAAGTACAGCCGATGATTACCTGTCCCGTTACCGCCGCCTAATCGGATTCCGCCTCTTGTAGCTGATTGCTTTACAGTCAGCCCAACATCATCAGAATTGTCGATTGTCACAGGCCCACTTAGAAAACTTGATGAAGACGTATCTACTTTCGCTAAACCGTTTGGAGTGTAATCCGCAATCGAATCGTAAATCTCTTGGTTAAGAACTGTCGTTCCAGACTGCGTATCTTTGTATGAAATGACTTTTAATTGATGTTCTGCCGCACCACTTATGTCTGTAATTGCTTGGCCGATGAAATAAGCTTCGTTATATGGATTGGCTGTGTACGCAAACTCGATCCCCAACCAAGTAATATTGTCATAGTCAAAGCTAACAAACTTATGACCAGTTCTCTGCCCATGTGATATAAAACTCGCTCTATTATCGGTGTAGACATTATTGACGTATACATCAAAAAAGTCGCAAACATTACCTCCGGTCTTTGCCATCGTAATACGACCATTGACACGGTTTTGATGAGATGTGCTAGTCGTAATAAGCGGAGCAAGTAAGATAACTCGATGGTCATAGGAGTTGCCGGTTCCGCCCGCTAGGTCAAATAAATTGATTGCGCGAAACTCACTTGCATACATACCGATGTTGTTTAATTCAGCCCTGACAGCACCATCTGTAAGCAATCTGAGCTTAGAATCATCATCCGTGTTCCCAGCGTCAGAACTTATATCAAAATTGCTTCCAGATTGGCTGACTGCGGAATAAGTTGAATTATCTTTTAATCTTATACTTGCGGCCTGATCTGTACTTTCAAATATAGCAACATTGTCGATAGTTCCTGAATTAACGTGCAATTTGGCGGATGGATCGTCTTCGTTTATCCCGACTTTGCCATCATTCGTTACTCGCATCCTTTCTACCGCCGCCGCAGATTCAGGGCGCGTAATGATTACTAGATCAGCACCATAGTCATTTGAAGTATTTGCTTTTACAGCCGCAATGCCTGTTCCTGCGTTCTGGTGATAAGTGTCATTTAACTCAAAGACAATCCCGCAAGAATTATTGGCGTTCTCGCTTGTGTTCCTTACTATGATGTTATGCCATGAGCTTGTAGATGCTGAAAAACTATTATCATCAGTGAATGTAATGTAGCTATCACCTGATAGGTAGAGGTCTTTGAAGCGCGAACCACTCAACCCTAAATCAGTGGTAGCATCACTATTACTGCCATCACTAGCGCAAGGCATTACATACCCATCAGAAAATCTGATCCCAGAACCGTTTGTTCCCGCCTCAGTCCTAATGTGGAGATAGCCATTTCTAGTACCAATCGACCCGACTGTTGTGCCGTTTTTGCGGAAGCCAAGAATACCCCCATCGGTACTTGTGCGGTTAATGTCCATCACCACGCCAACATTTGTAGTGGCTTTATAAGCACTAAACAAAGCTAATCCATCGTTTCGCAGTGCCATTTCATTATCAGCAGTAGTTCCTGCGCTATTGGTATTTGGAGTTGTGTTACTTCCAGAAATTAGCAGGTTACCACTAGAGTCTATTCGCATGGATTCTATATCCGTCCCACTGCTCTTGCGGGTTCCGAAAAGAAGTGCGCCAGTAAAATTACCATCGGTTATATTTTCTTTAACGCCAGAAATAGTAGCAAAAGTTGTACTAGCTTCAGATGAATTATACTCCCCAGTAAAAACAATTCCTGATCCAGCGTTTCCTGAATTGTACGCATCAGTGCCTTGAAGCAGAATTGTGTATGGAGTGTCAAACGTATTATTATTAGCCCCTACAACATCTAGATTAGTGGAGGGTGATATTGTCCCTATGCCAACGCGCTGGGTTGAACGCTGAATATTCAACACATCATAATCAGTGCCAGAATACTCTACCCCAAAGGTCACAACATTATCGTCTGTCGTGCCATCGGAGTTAAAGTCAAAGTATCCCCCCGCCGCAGTAGGGGATGTTGGATGGCTTAATCTAAGCAGTCTTTGATTGTTCGTTCCTGCAAGAATATCGAGCGCATTTTCAGTGCTTGTACTGATAGTGACTTGACCAGTGAAAGCGGCCCCAGACAGGTTAGCTTTCAAAGCATCTTCAGCAACTAGCTCGATGAAATTGTTGTCTAATTCCTCATTAGTCAGAGGAGCGTTCTCATTGGTTACGCCAGTACCATCTGTTTGGCGGGTTTTAATAGCCATGTAAAAACGCTCCTCGTCCTAAATTAAGATGCAGTCAGTGTGATCGTCCAAGTGATCGTCATGCTATCGGCGGCGGCCTTGTTGATAACATCGAAACGCACCGAACACAACATATCACCTGCTGAAGCGGCATTAAAAATACCTGCCTCAACCAAAGCACCTGTGCCTGTACCCGCTGAGTATGAAGCAACGTACTCGATGGTGTTTGTAGAGACTGTGGTGCTAGTCAAAGCAACTCGTGCTATCTCAGTACCCAGAGTTGTATCCCCTGCGGCTACGGCAGTGCTGTCCGTACCGACCGCCATGTGTGACATAACGTCTTGGCTAACGCCTTCCATCCGCGAACAGATGAAGTTCAAGCCATCGTTGACAACCAAGTTCTCAGTCGTCTGCTCTTCAATAATATTGCCGTCTTTGTCTCGTAGGACAATTCCGACCCGTCCACTTAGTTTCAAGCTATCTTGTAGCATGGTGT